CTTAACAATTGTCGTCTCATGAATAAAGTGTACCTCCTCATTCAACAACCAATCTTCTGCTAAACAAGTATAACAATCTAGCGAACTAACGTATATATAATCTGTTTCTTTCGGTTTATCTGCTACTACTACAAATACTTTTGAGCGGTTGTACTTGAAAAATAACATAGGCTCTTGATCTCCGCCTTTTGCCTGTTGAACTACTTTTTTCCACCATCTTATAAGATTATTTGTTTTTTGTTGTGTAAATATCTTATCAGTTAATGGAGAGTCTGCGTAATTCTTTACTTCTATACAATACTTATTTGCTTCTCTAGGTACATATAGATCACCTTTTAAGTATTCTAAAGCGCCAGAGGCAGGTACTCTTTCAAACTTATGTCCTGTAGCTTCTCTTAGCATATCTCTTACTATATACTCGCCTCTTGCTCCTTTTGCTCTTGAATCTACCATTCTAATTTACTCACGTTTCCGTCTTTGACTACTTCTATTTTATCTAGCAACGGATGAGTCCATCCATGAGATACTACATAAGTGTTCAGTTCATCTTCTTTGATAAGAAGCTCTACCATCTTCTCCCTACCAACATCATCCAATACATTTATAACCTCATCTAAAAACAGTATGTTGATCTTAGACTTTGATATACTACTCATTAGCTTTCGTATCGCTATAAGAGTTGCTGTGTTTACCCTTGCTAGCTCTCCTGAAGATAGCGCTAGTATATCTACTATATTTCCATTATCTGTAATTTCTACATTTAACTTATCTTTCTGAACGTTGAATCCTAAAGTAAATCTACCATCAGATAATTCGGCTAAATAAGTATTTGCAACTTCTTCCAACTCTACTACTAGATTTTCTATTTTATAAGCCAACAGTCCGTTAGTACTGAAAGCCTTTTTAAGCACTTCTAAGTTGGAGTCTAGCTCAGCATGTTGATTCAAAGTCTTTGTAGCCTCTCCTAGCTGAGTTATAAACTCTTGAGTTTGTTCTTGTATGACCTGTATACGAGTATTTCTTTTAGTTATTTCAGTATTTTGATCTGCTATAATTTTTATTTCTTTTCTCTTTTCTTTCAATACTTCGGATAAGTGTTCCGCTTTACTCTTTAGTTCTTCTTCACTTTGAATCCTAGTAGGTAAGCTCCTATCTATTGATCTAAAGGTATTAGACCAATCCTCTTCTAGCTTTTCAAATCTATCGACTTTTCTGTTGTGTATATCCAGAGTTTTTATAGATTCTTCTAGCTGTTCTATCTCTACCTTTGCTTCGTCTCGTATTTTTATCTCTACTTCTGCAGTACTATGTTTAAACTCTTCGTCTATATCCTGATTGCAGACGTGACAGGTATTGCCTAAACCAACTATTTTCTTTAGTGTTTTTATTGCATTATCTTTTCTTGCCTTAGCAGCAAATAAAGACTCTCTTAGTTCCGTAGTGGGTAACTTACAGCTAGGAGCTTTAGACTCTACTTTCTGTAAATCTAACTCTTTGAGTATGTCTATCAGTCCATTATTTTTTGCAATTTTTTTATTATTTTCCGAAATATTTTTAATTTCTAATAATAAACTACTTAATCCTTTTTCGTCTTCTTCCGTATTAATTTCTACTTTTAATGTTGGAAGTATATTGGTATCTTCCAATTTATTATCTTTAAGCCACTTTTCTATAGTTGCAATTTTTGATTTGCTACTAGTAATTAACGTATTCGTCTCTTTAGACGCATCTTTAAATATCTCAAATAGCTCCACGTAATCTTCAAGGTGCAACAGATCTATGAGGAACTTTTTTCGGTTCGAGTCGGTAGCAGTAAGAAACTGCAGGCTTGCATTAGTATTTTGATAGACTAATTGTGAAAAAGTTTTGAAGTCTACCCCAATAATTTGTTGCAAAGTTTTGTATGTATTAGTAGCGGTATGGCTAGATATATCTTCACCGTTCTCTTCTAATTTTACTTTTATACTGTTTTTTCTATCAACAGAAATACAGTACTCATCAGAGCCTTTAGAAAACTCTAATTTTATACTGTAGCCGTTGTTTACATATCTGTTGGGTATATCTGCTTTTTTGATACCTTTAGAGTTTTTGTTATACAACACTTCCTCTATGATTAATGGGATGGAAGACTTACCCATCCCATTAGTACCAATTATTTGTGTTACGGTATTGTCGTTAAGAATTAATTCGTTTCCTGCACCATAACTAAAGCAATTATCCCAGTTGAGCTTTTTGAGCGTAATCATTATAAGTCCCTAAAATATTTGGTATTTTTTCTTCTGATATTTCTAAAATATAAGTTAGATACTCTACTAATTCTTCTTCTTTCGTCATATCCTTATCAATAACTAAACTAGCTTCTGTACTTCGTTTTATTACTTTTTTATCAAGTAAAGACGAATCTTCTACATTTGCTAAGTCCTGCATATCACCTTCTATCTCATAGATAGTATGATCGAATATAGTAGGTTTCATTTCTTCTGGGCTTGTAACAGTCTTTCTAAGCAATTGAGGAAGATTAAACTTTTTCCACTCCCAAGACCAATCATTTTCATCAATAAGTAGGTATCCTGTATCTACCTTATTTCTATGAAAAGAAGTTGTCATAGGGCTGCCAGGGTATACTATGTTTCGCTGTGTATTACTATGAGAATGTAAATCTCCTGCAAATACTACAGGAAACTCGTCAAACATAGCTAAGTCTACTTCAGGTTTAACATGGGGAGGTATCTCTCCTCTCACATGAGTAAACAGTGCTCTAGTCTTATCAAATTTGTCGACACAGTTTTTCTTGTGTAAGTCTACATAAGGCAAAATACTAATGTCCTTATCAGTATAACTATAGTCTATAATATCCACCATAGCATTTACACTTCTAGTAGCTGCTTTAAGGTTAGTGAAAAAAGTCTTGTGCTTCTTCGTAGCTTCATGATTACCATCAAATATTAATGTAGGTATGCTCACCTCACTTATAAAAGAAAAGTAAAGCTCTAGCTCTTCCATAGTAGGAAGTCTATCAAACAAATCTCCACCAATAACATGGCATTCCACCTCTTCTTCCAACAAGTAAACTTGATCGAAGAATAAGTGGTATCTGTTTATCGCCCAGTCAACTGGGACATTTTTTTGTCCCAGTTTTATATGCCAGTCCGCTGTGAATAGTATCATACTACCTTAAAATCCTACTTTGAATTCTTCTTCTAAAGACTCATCTACATTATCATCACTACCTTTGCGTACACGATCAAGAAGCTCTTTTTGAGCGTCTGGAGTAGGTCGAGCCATTACTAAATCCATAGATTTAAGATCGGCAATCGCTGCTTTTTCTTCATCATCTAAGGCACGAGGCTTGCATTTAAGAGCCTGCAATTGATACTCTACATTATATGCTAGAGGACCGGTCTTTACTCGCTTGAAGCAAATGTCCCAGCCAGTATCAGGGTCAGTAGGGTCACCTAAATCTTCTGCAGCGGTGATTACTTGTTCCCAAAGTTTTTTCTTTAGGTTAAGAACTTTTACTTTGCCGTCTTTAGGGTCGATGCATTGAGTAGCATAAGACCAACCGCATTTAAGATCAGGATAGTACTCACGAACCCAGTCTTTTTCTTTGTTAGTAAAAGCTTCTTGGTCTCTATCAAAAGATAGACACTCAAGAGGAATATTTTTGTCGTTCTCACCTTTAATCCAATAAACATAGCGTGCAAGGATGTCACCAACAATACGTACTTTATTGTCGCCATCTACATACTTGTAAGAGTTATTTGAGGATTTTTGTGCAGAACCTTTTTGCTTGTTAAACGAAATTGCCATCTTTATTTCTCCGTTGGGCTTCTTCATATATAAAATGGATTTGTCCATTCTCAATATAAAGTAGTCTGTTGTCTTCTATAAGTTGTGTTAGTTGTGGAGCGTGACGCACACTCAAAGTTTTATATCCAAAAGCAATATAATCAGCCAACTTGCGTCTAGCGGCTAATGCGATGTATACTGCTAACTCTTTTGACTCAAACCTAAAGGCTTGTTCCAAAAGTATTCCGGGTTGGAGCAGAAATGAATCTCCCGAAAACTCATCGTTCCTATACTTATAAAGAGAATCATACGCATTGTATGGTATCTTTTTATAGTACATCATATCTATTATCTCTACACAAGCGGCAGAGCTACCCTCCGCTGCTTCATAAATCTTTTTCCAATTAAATAAGAACATTATTATACCAAAAAATTAAGGAATTGTCAAGAACTATTTTTCTAAATGTACGAAATATCATAGCCTTCTTTCATGTAATGACCGATCCGATTAGAAGCCTGTCTTTTAGCAGTATTACCTTTTAGTTGTATGTCTACTATTACGGGCTGTACTTTACCTTCTCGTTTTCTTATAACCCTACCCACTAACTGAGTGAGAAGAGGTTCGTTATTAATGGGAGTACCCAGAATAAGACAGGATAAGACATCGACAGAGATACCCTCACTAAATATAGCTTGAGTTCCGAATAAAATATTCTTGTCTTTGTACTTAATTTCATCTATTATCTCTTCTCTTTCCTCGTGGGGAACCTCACCTGTAACACAAACTGCTTTTTCGCCTGCCAGTTTGGCGCAGGTCTTTAAAAACTGTACTCTATCGCTAACTACGAGCACTTTGTGCCCTTTTGCAGCGTAGGCTGCCGCTAGCATCGCTACTGTATGTATATACTCCTCGTTCGAGGCAAGAGCAGTAACTCTATTAGCCCATGGAGTCTTAGCTCCATCCATAAATCTTACGTCTGACCCGACTAAATGCACTTTTGGTTGCATATAGTTTTCTTTAGGCGGTTTATAGACTTTATTTCCAAAGTAATCTCTAAACACAACGTGTTTGCCATCTTTTCTTTGTATAGTACCAGACAGACCTATCTTATATCTACAGTAATTTGTATCTAAAAGTTTAGAAAAGGTCGGACTGCTAACATGATGCATTTCATCTAGTATAATTGTGCCGAACTCTTTAGCTATCTTCGGAATATTACGGTACAAAGTCTGTGTATTCCCGATAACGATTGGAGCATCAATTTCAAACTTACCAGAGCCTATAATGCCAGGCGTAATACCATATACTTTTTCTACTTCTTTTGCCCACTGATTACGCAGAGGTACAGTGTGAACAATAACGAGTGTTTTTAGACCGAGCTTACCCGCCATAGCTAAACCTGTAAAAGTCTTTCCCCAACTGACCCAAGCGTTGACTATACAGTTGTCTTCGAGGTCATCATATACCTCTTGTTGGCTTGACCGTAAATCGAACTTAAACTCAGGAAAGTCTACTTTCGGGGCTATACGTTTATCGACTATTTCATAATCATTTGGTATCAAATCCATTCTTCCGATAGGTATAGAAATTAAACCCGATCGTATTATAGACATATTCTTGATAACCTGAGGTGGATCATTAGGATTATGAGAGGCAATAGTATATGTAAGCTCCTTATCGATCTCTAATTGTAGAGGTATAGGAACTTCCATATATATTCTATTACTAATTACTGCTTTCATTTGTCTCCAATGGAAATACGTCAGAAATAACCTTTGCTACTGCTACGGCTAATTCCATATGCTCTTTTTGAGTACCATTACCAGAACGAATATCTATATAATGCAACCAACTACGTAAAGAGCCATTTACATATAATCTAGACTTAGTTAGTCCTTCTGGTAGCAATGCTCTGGCTTGTTCTTTAGCAATACCTAGTGCTAGTGCTTGCTTATAGGATTTTGCTGCCATCCACTCCACTCTACTCTGTATGCGAAACCACTCTGTTTCAATATGTAAGTCGTCTACTTCTACAGAGTTTTGTCTGTTTTCTGGGTCTTGTAGACGGGCTTCTCTTTTTTCAAACATTTCATCAAATGCTTGGTCTGGGTTTGCATACCTCTGTGAAAACTCCTGAAATGTAAAAGACCTATGACGAAGTAGCTGCCTAGCTATATCACGAGTAGTCTCTATCTCTAAACATACATTTACCATTTCTAAAGGAGACCAGTGCTTATGTTTCATTAGATATTTTACTAGCTTCTCCGATGTAGCACTATTATTTTGATTACTAGGATTACTTACACGTGCACAATATGCTACCAACTCAAGAGGCGTTTTATCTCTTGAAGGGGCAGCACTATAGCTTACAATATTAACCTTCATTTAATTGACCTCTTATTTTATCTAGCAATACTTTTTTTGTATTGAATCGTTTATAGTTCTCATAATGTTTTAATAGTGAGCCACTTTTTAGCTTACTTGAATTGTTCATATTATTAAACACATCCATTATTTCTTTTTCTGGGTAAAAGGGAATAAAGTTTATTTTTTTATCTGTTTTGAATCTTATATAGTACAAAGCATCCCCCTCTTTTATTTGTATTTCTGTTGCATTCAAACTTCTAACCTGAAAGGACAGAGAAATAGATCTAGAGTACTTTCCTAAATTAAACGCCCCTGGAATAATCTCACAACTATTGCTGAAACTTGTATTAGATAAAAAAGGTTGAGTAATTTCTATGTCTAAGCTTGGTTCATCTGTAACTAAATATAAAAGATATTCCATGCTATAAGTGTTTCTTATTTTTCCTGATCCTGGGTATTTTTCAGGGTAATAACAACCAAACTCTTCTTCCTCTTCTTTCAAAAAGAATTCTTGGTTGGGAGAGTATATAAGAGGGTTGAAATCAATTCTAGAATTGACAGAAAATACATTTTTACAGTAATCCCTTAGAGAGGGACAATACATGAAAGGCTCCTCTTCCCACTCAGAGAGAGTAACAGGTTGAGGGCTTTTTTGGTTTGCAGCCGCAGCCATCCTATCTAAGTCAGTAGTCCAATATACGTTTATAGACTTTTTCATACTTTTCTCCAAGTATCTTTTTTAGCTATCTGTGAATAGTCATAGAGAACCCAAGGCAGACCCCCTAGTAACAGTACTCCAGCAAAAGAATAACCTCGTTCGGGCGGCCTAGGTACTGTGAATGGCTGATGAACTCCTACTAGCCAAAGTACGCAGCAGTCCTCTCGTAGTTCTTGTTTCTGTATTCTATAGTAGCGTAAGTCGCACCTTATAGTTTTCTCATAGATAAAAGGTATTCCATTACTATCTATAAAAGTATTTTTGCTTTGTTTTAATAGCCCTTGAAAACCC